TCGACAGCACCTGGTGCATCGGTCTTGCCACATGTGTGACATTCCCAACGTTTATGTATTCTATACAGTAACGGATTTAGATACACTTGACTACCGGCATCATCAGGATTATCGGTATAGTCAAGATCGTTAGTCATGCTAGACATCTTAGATGTTCTTTCATACGTTTGACGAGCCATACCCTCTTTGTCGTCTCTTAGCTGTACTAAGAAGACGGTATGGTTTAATATATCAGGTTCTGCACCAGGTTCTATTTGTACATCAATATACTGGGAATACAATTTAAGATTCCCTAATTGATTGTTTACAGCACCACCTGGGAAAGTACCCCATTTTATCCAATTCATTAAATCGACTGGGGAGTTATTTGTTGTAGCCGTATCAGTGCTTCCACTTTTAGGCCCACTCGTAAGTGGGATTATAACCGGGGTTCCCTGTGAGAGACCCGGGTCACTTCGTGAACTATAACCGCAATGATAGTTGACAGGCAACGAAAGATCTTTCGTTTTCTCCTTAACCACATCAACTTGACGTGCGAGCCTCGAAATTTGCTTACTCTGCGCATTGGCGCTTTTATGCTTCTTAGCATTTTGGAGAACAGTATTTTTTTTTTTAAACTTTCTCGAGTAGACCATATATAATTATATTATATATTTTCAAATTTGTACGCTGCGTTTTTAATGTGCATAACCGTTGTAACACACAAAAAACACACAAAAATTACTTAAAGAATTATTTTATATAATAACTGTAGTAAATGACTGAAAATAGTTCCAATAGTTCCAGGCTAGTTGGTAATACTAATCAACTAGCCTCTACTCCGACTGATTCAAAAAAGCAATGTAGTCCAGCAATAAATTGGTGTTTCACACTGAATAACTGGACTCCAATCCACTATAGTTCCATAGTTCCACTGTTAGAGGAGCACTGCAATAAGTATATAGTTGGTAAAGAGGTTGGAGAGGGTGGCACACCTCACCTCCAAGGCTTTCTTCAGTTTAAAACTAAAAAAAGGCCTAAAGGTTTGTTCAAGCTACCCGCAATTCATTGGGAGAAAGCTAAGGGTACCCCCTTGCAAAACTACAATTACTGTAGTAAAGAAGGAAACTTCATTTGTAAGGGATTCCCTAAACCACTAAAGCTTATTTCCGAGAAGGATTTTTTCTGGTGGCAAAGAGATATAATGGACATAATTAAGGTCGAACCCGACAACCGTACAATACATTGGTACTGGTCACAGAAAGGAAAAATGGGAAAAACTCAGTTTTGTAAATATTTAAGTCATGTGCATAATGCGGCATGTCTACACGGAAAAGGTTCCGACGTGCGCAACGGTATAATTGAATATAGTGAAGCTAACGAAGGCCTCTTACCAGAATTAGTTGTCTTCCCTATAGTAAGATCATATAACACCGATTACCTTTGTTACGAATCTTTAGAAAATATCAAAGATATGTACTTTTATTCGGGCAAGTATCACGGTGGAATGGTTAATGGAAATTCACCACATTTAATCGTTTTCTCAAACGAACCCCCTGACGAAAGTAAACTTTCTTCAGACAGATGGCATATTGTAGAAATAAAACAAAATAATATACGCCCTATTATTTAGACAAACTTTTTAGGAAAAAGTTTAGATCAAAAAGATTTCTTCGAAATAATAAAAGCAACTCATAAATGAGTAGCTTTTATTCTATTATCTGATGGCTTACCATTATTTAAAACATTCTTGCTGCAATTGTAGAGTGGACACTAATTAACGGGTTATCCAAATCAACTGTAGAGTTATTTGAAAAAGCCACAATAAAATATTTGTATTCTGGTGGAATATCATCATAGGTTATTGATTGAACCTCTGTACTACGTCCTGTAGCCCTTAAGTGTCTTCCGCCGTAAGAGACTTTCCAATGGGTTCTATTCATACCCCCTGCGTAATTTGTTAAAGTACTTAAGGGTGCATCTTCGACAGCACCTGGTGCATCGGTCTTGCCACATGTGTGACATTCCCAACGTTTATGTATTCTATACAGTAACGGATTTAGATACACTTGACTACCGGCATCATCAGGATTATCGGTATAGTCAAGATCGTTAGTCATGCTAGAC